ATATCATTCCGAATTAGCTCAGTTGGTAGAGCACACGACTGTTAATCGTGCTGTCGTCGGTTCGAGCCCGACATTCGGAGTAATTGCCGACTTAGCTCAGTTGGTAGAGCAACGGTATCGTAAACCGTAGGTCGAGGGTTCGAATCCCCCAGTCGGCATGCGATGACTCTTACAACCCTTGATATCAAGGGATTTGTAAGAGTATTTTTTTGTTTTGTAGCACTTTTGTAGCACTAAAGATTATTTAGTAGTGCCATTGACTTGTTTGTTTGGTCATTTCTTTGAGTTTGTAGTAAATGAGTGTAAACTGAAAGTGTAATATCTATGCTCGAATGACCAAGTCTTTCAGAGACATATTTCACATCAACCCCTTGAGATAATAACCAACTAGCATGTGTGTGACGTAGTCCATGAAATGTAATTATTTTATCAGAGTTAATTTCTTTTAGATTACGTGTTAATTGTTTATTAGCTGCTTCATTTGTTGGGGGATAACTGTTAGATCCAGTAAATACAAATGTGGTATTTTGATGTAGTTTATACCATTCAGTTAAATCTTTAATTAATACGTCAGGAACATCAACTTTTCTAGTTGATGTTTTTGTTTTAGTTGGCTTAAATAATTTACGTGGACTATCCCAAGTTTTATTGATTGAAATAACATTATTAGTAAAATTAATATCTGACCATTCTAGTGCTGCAATTTCAGAATAACGGCATCCTGTGTGAAGACCTGTTAAAATCATCATATCTGTAACAGGACGTTCATCAACGGGACGAGATACTAAATTATTGACTAATAACTTCATTGTATCGGCTTCTAAAAACTTTAGGCCACTATCTTTACCATCAAGTCCTGTTGTATTTGTACCCTTAGTAAAATCTTTTATTATAACGTCCTCTACAATAGCTGAATTAACCATTTGGTGAACGTGCATTTTTATTTTTTTAGTTGTTTCTATTGCATATTTTTCTCCCATTTCGTTTAAAAACTTTTGAAAACGAGCTCTAGTCATATTTTCGATTGTGACATTTTCAAATGCATTGTGTAGATGCTTACTAGTTAATTCATACCACTTGATTGTCGAATACGTTACGAATGGTTTTTTATATATTTCAAACCATTTATCAAAGTAAACGGGAAGTGGTGTTTTCGTATTAAAAGTAATTGCATGTTTTTGTTTTGCTACTTCTATTTCATTTGCCCAGCCCTGCGCTTCTGATTTTGTTCTGAAGCCCGATTTTGTTTTTCTACGGCGTTCTCCATCTTTCAATACGAAAACGTTGGCAGTCCAAGTTTTACCACGCTTATAAATGCTTGCCATTAGTTTAAACCTAACCTTTCTTGTTTAAAATTAGACAGTTTATTGACTTGTCTGGGTCATGTTATACTGAGAGAAGTAAACAAAAACGCTTGTTAATATATATGCACCTACACTTCTAGCTTGCCGGCGGGAGTGTGCATGTTTTTTGTTAGAGAAGATAGTCTTTATAATGCTGAGGAAAATTCATGTCGTTCAAAATTGAGTTGAACGAAATTGATGTGAATTCTTTGGAATAGTCATCTAATAGTTCGATTATTCTCTTTGACAAACGCTTAAAGTCCTTTTTTTCGAGTACAACATGTAGAGAAAGTATTAGTTCAAAAACACCGGATTTAGTTGGAAATGAGTAGTCAATCCCCAAACTTTGCTTTATTTCTCCAATCGTAGAAGGCTTTTTTATTTTCTTTGAAAATGTAACCTCATCATGAGCAACAGAATTCCTGAAAATGTTTACCAAATGATTTATGGTGTCTAAGGCATCCGGTCGAATTCCATGCGTGAAACTCTCGTTACCATATGATCGACGCTGTGTTTTTTTAAAATCCTTAGCGATTATCAATCGTAAGTCGTCTGGAATTATGCGGTAAAAATAGTTATAATCACCAAAACTAAGGTAGTTAACAAGAACCCACAGAGGGACATGACCATGGTTTTTTACATAGTGTTTTATAGCCGTATCTTTTGTTGATTGTTTTTTAATCGTATTTGATAGGTTGCTGATTGTCGTTACAATATTTCTCATCGTTTCAGCATTAGAAGTAGGACGGTAATTGTCAATTGCAAGGTAAGAGTGTTCTGCTTGATTTTTTTCGGAAAAACGATAAGCAAGGGTAGCACTAAGCGTTGATTCATAACGTAGCAAGGCTTCAAATAAAATTGCTCTAAGTTCACGGTCAAAATCGTATAGTGCTTTAATTTCTAAAAAATTTGCACCTTGCACAAATTGCTCTGGACGAACAACATCACCAGTAGATGTTCGTTGCAAAAAGGACCATTTGTAGCCGTTTATTATAGCGTAGTAACCGTAGTGTTCTAGTGCACGTAATGCAGGACTTCCATTTGGAATATTGAGACCTCGTTCACGTAAGATGTTTAATTGTTGGCGATGTGTTTTAAAAGGTTTGTTGTTTGCCATTGCGTACCTCCGAGTACAAAAAAAGCTAGTCCATGTTTTCACAAAGACTAGCAAATTGGTAGTTCGGAACCTACTCCCAGGGCCCTCCAAACTTGATCTATGTGATAAATATATATTAACATTGCTTTTTTGTCAATTCTAACGTTCGGGTGTGAATGTTAGAATTGAGGTAAAAAAGAATTATAAATTCAAGATTCCTGTTTTAACTAGTTAAAAACGAATTAAAAATAATTATAAAAGATAAAATTTACCGATTTCTTAACGTTAGTAACGCAACGTTATATATTAAAATTTTGAATTTTTCTGAAAGCCCGACATATATATCAAAGAAATTAATGACCATAAATGTTGCATATTAATTTACCAACATTTTGTCTATCCCTCATTCAAAACGGGTGGCTTTTTTACATGTCCCACAGAGCAGGATACGCGTGTTTTATTTATTTATTGTTTCAGCAACCATTTTTAAAAACTCCTCATCTGAAATAATAGAAATTTCAGATTTTCCTTGTTTATTAAAAGATTCAGCTTTAATTTGTTTTGATGACTTATTATCTTCTTTGGTGTTGTTTTGGTAAGAACCAACAACTAATAAATCAGTATCAGTTCTAACATTTTTTTGTGGTGTAGCTCCTAAATTGGCTATAAATTCATGAGCATCATTTCTTGTAAATTTTTCTAAAGTACCTGTAAAAACGACATTTAGACCATAAAATGAATTTGTTTCATCTGCATCTAGATTAGCGTTAAATGTTTTATACTCGTATTTATTATTATTATGAGTACCATGTTGAACGGACCAGTCATCACCTAATTTTTCTCTTTCTAAATCGAAAATTTGTTTTTCGAACAATGAATCATTTAAAGCGCGATGAGTGTGATTAAAACCATCCTCATTAGATAAATTGTATTTTTTAATAAAATCAATAACTCGATGTCTATTCATTTCAGGACTTTTAAATGCATAGAAGTGCCCTAAATTATATGTGTCAATATAGTTATTTTTAAATTCAATATCAAATTCTTCTAATATTTCATCATAAATAAAATTAATATCAAAAGATGCTCTATGTGCCACTATGATAGAATCGCTAACGAAGTCTAAAAACTCTTCTAACACATTTGATTTAGAGTGACCAAAGTTATTAATTTCATCATTTGAAATTCCTGTTAATTCACTAGTGAAACTGGGTAAATCATAATTATCAGGGAAACATGGATTAATGAGTTTATCAAACGTATCCACAATTTCATTATTAATCACTTTAACTGCGCCAATTTCAATTATGGCTCCCCATTCAGGTGATAAGTCAGTTGTTTCTATATCAATGACCGTGTAATCTTTTGGAAAGAAATGTTTTAATTTTCCCTTATTTCTTATCTTGACTTTCTTAGAGGCAGTAGTAACACTAGAAGATATATTAAAGCCAAATTCTATTCCAAACATAGTAAATTCCCCAAAGCTTTTAACGTGGTTCCGTTCTGCACGTATATGTATGCCACCAATTAGTGGACTTACTATTAAATCTCAATACCTTTACTTGCCAAATTTTCAATGCATTCGTTAAGATAGGTATCATCATGTTCAGGATAAATGGGTGATGCTAGCTTCACAGCTGGTAATGAATCATATGGCGGCACTTTAGTACCTCGATATAATGGATCTAGCCAAAGCTCATTAGGCTGGTAGCCTCGACTCTGCATTTCATGTATCACTTTTTCATGGAACTGAAATAACTTGTAGGGTGAGTGGGTGAATACATAATCGACCGTTCGGTGTTTCTTACCCCAGCCACCACCACGAAGTGCACAGCATTCTCTATGTTAGCCAAGCAATTGTTGCCTGGGTAATTTAGGTATTAACTTTTCATGCCATAGCCTCATTATATTTCCTTTCAGTGGGTATATGTACGCCACCAATAGGGTGGCTTTTTTATTAATCACTATTTTTTACGAACATATTATCTGTAAAATAAACATTTAAATATATACCAGATAACAGTATTATTTGTGGTAAGAATTGAATTAAATATCTACTTCTGCCACCTTCAAAGAGTAGAAGATACATTAATGAACCAATAATTGATAATTTTAATATCATTATGATAGATTCTAATTTTTGGGGTGATTTATATCCCAAGGTTAAAATTACGAGCAAGATGATCCATACAATCTGTGAAATAAAAAAATAATCAAGTAAATGTGAACCATTCGGGTAAACAAGCTGTTGTAACCTGTTAGTTGCAGGAGCAAGTATAAAATTACCTTCTTGTAACCAACCGAAAGCACCATTTGAAGTATTATTTGTATTTTTCTTAAGCAAAAATTGTAGGTAACCAAAAATACCATAACTGTGTAGAGTATCTTTGATTTGTTTTACTGCAAATGTCTTCTTTTCATGTTGTGTTTTCAATGAGTTTACCGTGTTTGTTAACATTGTGTTATAACCCCCGTTACCAACCATACCCATAGCAAGGAATAATTCTGGTGGTTTTTTCATACTAGGATTGACTTTAATATATTGTTGGTCATGCAAGTAAGAGTTATATATTTGTTTAACACCAAAAGCGGAACCAAAGCTAACTAACAAAATTGAAATAATATAGAATACCTTTACTTTTTTATTTTTGAATAATAAATAAAATATTTCAACAAAGATAATAGCGATAATGAAAATTACAGATGATGGCTTGAGTAAAAATGAAAGTGTTCCAAAAATTCCAATTAATAAGGAACCTAATAATTTTATATATAGATTATTGTTTTTCTTAGCAATTAAGTATCCTAAAAATGCCAGACTTACTAACGGCAAAACTAATACATCGGTATATGGGACGATTATGTAAGGAAAACAACCTAAAAGCAGTAAAGATAGTAACCAGGTTGTGTACATACTATTTTTGTTAATATATCTAGCCGTTAATATAGTGATTATAAATCCTAAATCAGTACTTAATAACGACATGACATTAAATGAAACCCAATTCGCCCCGAAATGACTGCCCCAAAAATTTTCTAAGAATAGAAGTGGTAAATTGTTGGGATTATAACTAAAATAGTTAGGCATTGAAGTACCATAAATTACTTGACCAACTACACCACCAACGTCAAATCCAATTGTAGTGGTTGTTTGGGCTATGAAAACTATCTGCCCAATTATTAATAAAAGTGACCAAATAGATAGCAAAGTTAATTTGTAACCCAACACTAGGGGCGTTACTTTATTTTTGATAAATGACTTAATGTTGTTTGATGCAAAATATATAACTATGCATATTGCAAATAGTGAAATAAGTGTAAACAGTTCTGGAGACACTTCGGCTATGTTTAAATGAGTGGATCTAATTGAACCGATAAAGATTAATATCATCCAAACTAGAAATACAATGTTAATCGCTTTTTTTAAAAAGTTGAATGTAGATACTTTTATTTTATTTTTTTCCATAATGATTATTCGATAATTCCTAATATTTATTTTTTATAAGCGCCCGTTTTTATTTCTTCTATAGTCTCATCAAATATTTTTTTCCACTGCTTCATCTTTTGATGTTCTTCATCAGTAAAATCACCATTATGAGGCTTTTCACTTAGTTCACGTAATATCTGCATGTTCGATTTACTATTGGACATTTTTAAATCCTCCGTAGCCATCTTCACGAGTGGTTTCTTTGTTTACTCATAAATCAAATCTTTAACCAGTGGCTCAAACCAACTAGGTAGGTTAAATTCGGTCATAAAATCTGACCAGTTGCGATATTCATTAGGTGTATCTATGTATACTAGCCTTGCAATTATGCGGATAGCTCGTTCATTAGTTTCTCGTTCCTCCTTATTCTTGATGTAAGGGGAGAACCTGTATAGGAATGACGGGTTAGAGAATTCAATGTGACTAATCTCATGAGCTAACCTAAATGCAACGCTAATACGTGAATTATAGTTACGATTTATGTTAATAATTCTATCGTTGCAAAAAGCAACGTCTGGGTCATTTGGCCCGCCTAAAATATCAGTTATTACAATGCCTGACTTTTCAGCCATAGCTAATAACTGCCTTAAAAGTTCTTCGTGCATAAGCTTACTTACCGTTATCTTTCATGGTATTAAGCATAGCAAGAAGGGCTCTTTTATATTCTTCTGATAATGGTTGGCCATCAAACATAGCCATGCCTTCTTCTGACAATGCTTTATCTAGATCTACTGGCTCATCGCTGGTAGATTTTTTATTTGTTTCTGTTTTATCTTCTACTAAGTCACTTTTAGTAATTCCGAAGTAGCCTGCTAGAAGTTCTATTTTGTCAATGCGGGGGTAAGATACGCCATTCAACCAGTTGTAGACAGTTGATCTTTTAATGCCAAGATCAGCTATTAGATTGGCCGGAGTTTTGCCATTCTTATTTAGGTAGAGCTTTATGTTCTCTGCCATTATTTCAGTTGCTTTATTAGCCATTTTTAACCTCTTAATATTTTCTTAATTAGTTATTCGATACGTTGATATTACTGCTTTTTACGTAGTTTTTCAAGTTTTTAAATGGGACTTTCCTATTTAAAAGTGTATTTTACCTTGCTTTTACCCATTTAATGGGTATATAATAATCACATCAAGTAAAAGGAGGTTTCAAAATGAGCGTTAAATTAACATTGAAAGCACTCCGAGCAAATAACAACATGACACAGCCTCAACTAGCTGAAAAGATTGGTGTATCAGTAAGTACGGTGCAATCTTGGGAGAATAAAGGAGTTCAACCAAGAGCCGATCAAATCGTTAGATTGTTGAATTTGTTTCATGTTAATTTTGAGGATGTTATTTTTTTCTAGCCGTTTCCCATTTAATGGGTATTGTTAAAAGTTTTTAAAGGAGGAAAAACTATGTCAAATAATATTCAAATTTTTAACGGACTAAAGGTTAAAGAATTAAACGGAAAAGTTGAGCAAATAAAAAGTCTCATCAGCGAATTAGTTGATGAGACATCCGAGAATGAACTAAATTTAGCTATTTCTGAAATATTAAAAACTTTGGAAATTCAAACTCGTGGCATGAGTTTGAATATTACCAAAGAAGGGTTGAAAGCACTATCTAACCTTCAATCTCGAAATCCAATTGAACGAGGTATATAAAATGGCAATAAATTCTGTTGAAGTTACACAAAATGTTGATGAATTAAAAAAACTCCTCAATCGTGCTGCAACACAAATTGAGGAGTTAAATAAAACTTTAAACGAAATTGAATCTTTTAAAGCTTTTGTGCACGTTCAATAAAGGCATCCACAGCACTATCTAGTGCATCTGACCAATTATTAAAATCGGATTGATTATTGATGGCATGGTCCATGGCATCGTCTGAAATATCATCAATATCAGAATTGAAATTATTGAAATCTAAAAACTCAATAAAAGTTTTTTGCTGAAAATTATGTTTTTGCATAAATTCTGGTGTAAAGAATTCAGATGCTTTATGTTCACCTAAAACTTGCTGAATTGCTTCTAGGTGAGCAAGAACATCATCAAATCCTGATGTTTCAACATTAAAATTAATAAAATTGTCGCTCATGAGTTAGTTGCTCCTTTCGTCAATGTAGAGAGAATTGCGACACTCACAAATTAAATTATAGCAAGAAAGAATATAGGAGAAGTAAAAATGAATAATGAATTAATTAAAGTTCATGAAACTGAACAAGGTGAGCAACGAGTTAGTGCCCGTGACTTGTATAAAGCTCTGGAAATTAAGAAACGATTTAGCGCTTGGTTTGACACAAACTCAAAGCTGTTTATTCGAGACGTTGATTTTACAACTGTGAAAACGGGTACGGTTGTTAACAATGGTGCCGTCCTTCAGCTTGATGACTTTGAAATAACTATCGAAATGGCAAAGTCACTGTCAATGATGAGTCGCACCAAAAAAGGACAAGACATTCGTAATTATTTCATCCAAGTTGAGAAGGACCACAAAGCGTTAATGTCGGATCCACGAATGCAAATGGCAATGGGTTTGAAGTCAGCTCAAATGATGTTAGACCACAAGGACAAAATTATTGAAGAGATGAAACCTAAAGCAGTATTTGCTGATGCAGTAAATACAAGTAAGCAATCAATTCTGGTTGGTGATTTAGCTAAGTTGATTTCACAAAATGGTGTGAAAATCGGGCAAAACAGGTTATTTGCATATCTACGTGATAATGGCTATTTACACAAATCGGGTAGTCAGTGCAACCGTCCAACGCAACGTTACATTGACCAAGGGTTATTCGAAGTGAAAGAGAGTTCTCATACAAATCCGGATGGGTCAATTCGATTAACTTTTACAACCAAGGTTACCGGTAAGGGACAGCAATATTTTGTTAATAAGTTTCTTGCAAGTGATGATCAAATGAAAATTGGTTAGTGATGTTAATTAAGAATTATTTGGAGGTATAGATAATGGCAGAAGGAGCAACAATACAATTGCCAATAGAAATGCTGACACATTTGAGTGAGTCAGTTGTTGAACAAGCAGTTGCATTAGCAGAACAAAATATTCTACATCATGATGAATTTGTTCAATTAAATCGGACAAATAAAACGCCAAAAAGCAAACGGACTTTAGAAGATTACTTGGGTGGCATGAGTTTGAACGATTTCAATCTTTACTGGCGTAGACGGGTTGAAGCTGAGCCAGGATTGACAATTCCGAAAGGGGAGAGACAACTTTTATATCACGGTAGAAAAGTTCAACAGTACATTGCAGAACATGCTGCGGAAGTTACAAATAAAAGAAGATAGGTAATCGGCAAAGTAATTTAGGGGGCAACAATAATATGTCAACAGGAACGAAAGATTTTCTATTAGCTTTACAAATCGCATTTAATAATTTCATTGCTCCAATGATAGCAGTTCTTATGTTACTTGGATTGATTTACTTTTTCTGGGATGAATTGGCACTGGTTTTAAAAGTTATCAGTCGCATTATCAGCTTAGGATTCTTGATGGTAGCCTGGTTTATTTTTGTTTTAACTGACGGTAAAAAAGTTGCAAATGAGCGGTTAAAAGGAATTAGAGATGATGGAAATTCAAAATAACATGATGTCTCGTATAAATTTTATAAGAGTTGTTGCGATTGCAGGCATTCTTGGCATGACTGATGAAGAGCTTGCATTAGAGCTTGGAACAGAAACGGATGCTATTCGAATGTTTAGGACATTGAGAACAGATGCTTTGGTAGCACCATGGTTATCAAATAATCTATATCAATTTTTAAATAAAAATAGCCATCTACTCATTGGCGTGAGTGATGGCTTGGGTAATTTGAATTAGAAGCTCAATTACCCTTCTAACTTAACATAAGGAGGCGCTTATGCCAAATGACTTGGTAGATCCACCAGATGATGAAGAGCCTTGGGGCTATGATTTTGAAGGTGATGAAATCGTAATTGGGGATGACGTTGTCGAAATCGACAATGAATATATTCCCCTTGAGAAAGCAATGGCTTACTTAATCTCATACGGAAGTGCAGTTAATACGGAGGAATATCAAAATGACAGAGACTTTTAATATCGCAAATACAGCATCACAACAACTAGTTGCAAACTCAGTAACGGCCGATTTTAAGGGCTTGGTTCAATCACAAGGTTTCAAAGTTCCTGATGGTTATCATGTTGCTAATGCTTTGCAAGAGGCAGTCGCAATGTTACCAACAGTCAATGGAATTAACAAAGTTTCAGCTGATTCAATTAAGAAAACATTGTTCGATATGGTTGTACAGGGATTAAGTCCAGCTAAAACTCAAGTCTATTTCATCGCTTACGGCAATCAATTACAAATGCAACGTTCTTATTTCGGAACACAACAAGTCTTAAAACGCTTGAAGGATATTGAAGATATTCAAGCTTATGTTGTTCGTAAGGATGAACAGTTTGATGTTGATTATGATGACAATGGTGGGCTAGTAGTGGTAGCTCATCACACTGATTTCATGAAGTTAGATAACGAAATCATTGGTGCATATGCAGTTATCACTAAGGCTGACGGACATAAGCAATATGAAGTCATGACTAAGAAACAAATCGACACATCTTGGACACAAGCACGGACTAATAACGTGCACAAGAAGTTCCCTGAAGAAATGGCTAAACGTACCGTTATCAATCGTGCTGCGAAGAATATCATTAACACATCTAGTGATGATGATAATTTGATTGCTGCAATCAATGGTACGACAGCAAATGAATTTGGTGATGATCCAAAGGATGTTACTCCACAAACGGTTGAGAAACCAAAACAAAATGCTTTGTCACGAATGGCTAAGGCTGCGCCTAAGCAAGCTGAAAACCCAAAAGAACAAAAGCAAGTTGAACCACAAAAAAATGATGAAAAACAACAACCTGTAGAACAGCCAGAATCAACTTCTAATGACGTTTCACATGAAGATGAACAAATACCTGAAGAACCTGTGAAAGACGTTCCTGAGACAGTAGATGGTAAGAATACGGTAGTTGAAATTAAAAGCTGGTTAGATAGTCATCAAATTCCGTATCAACAAGGTTTAACCAAGAATGAATTGCTAGAAATTGTAGATCAGTACCAAAAATCACAAGAAGTAGACGATGATGAAGAAATCATTCTTGATGATGATGGTGGATTTAGTCTAGGCGATTTGTTTAATGATTCGAAAGAAGGTGAATAGTTATGGCAGAAGAACTAAATTATTATGATCCAAAAGATGCATATGTTCACATGCATGCATCAAACTTTAAAAACTTTTTATTCAATGGTGAAGCTGAAGCACTTGCCAATATGGCAGGAACTTACGACATTTTTGAAAATAAAACAGCTTTACTAGTTGGCAACTTCTTGCATTCATATTTTGAAAGTAAAGAAGCACATCAAGAATTTAAAGATAATCATCCAGAAATCATTTCACAACGTGGTAAGTCAAAAGGTGAGTTAAAGAGTGAATTTAAGGTAACTCAAAAGATGATTAAACGAATTAAGTTGGACCCTGTGATTATGGCGCTCGTTAATGGAGCGCCTGACAAAGAATATGTGATTGATGGCGATATCAATGGAGTTGCATGGCGTGGGAAGTTAGATGCAGTCAATTTAGAAGAACAGTATTTTATAGATTTTAAAACTGTTAAATCGTTGAAAGAATTCCATGGCTTAGTTGGTGGTGAATGGTCTGATTACTACAATGAATATACAAATTTCTTTGTTAGTCGTGGTTATCACATTCAAATGGCAGCATATCAAGAAATGTTAAAGCAAATGACGGGTCAAGATTTTGAAGTGTACGTGGTTGCTGTAAGCAAAGAGGATGAGCCATTGGCTGATATTTATAAGATTGACCAAGATACTTTGGATAGTGGAATGCGTGAAATACTAGCTAATCAAGACCATATTGTGAAATTAATCAACGGTGAAGTACAACCTGTTCAAGCAAAAACATATAGTCGATTATATCGGTCAACCTATCGTGTTGATCCAGAACATGTAGGAGTTTTGTAAATGGATTTATGGGGACGAATTACAGCCATCAAAGGTAATCAAGTGGTTATTAATCTTGAAAATCGTGAAGAGCTAGCTAATTTGTCTCTTTTTACTAAAGATGGTCAACCACAAGTGGTCGTTGAAGTACAAGATGAAAGACAATTGAGTAACTTGCAACGTAAGAAAGCTTATGCCGTGATGGGAGAGATTGCTAAATACACGGGATATTTACCTGAAGAAGCCAAAGAGTGGATGAAATATTTGTTCACAGCAGAGACGGGACATCCTTATTTTAGCTTTTCAGATGCTGATATGACGACAGCAAGAGAATTTATCACTTTCTTGTTAGATTATGCAATTAAACATCACATACCAATGATGCACAGTGGACTAACTTATCAGGACGATTTGGATGCATATATGTACCAGTCATTGAAGTATCGTTCCTGTGTCATTTGTGGGGAACGTGCTGATGTTCATCACATCGATACGGTAGGAATGGGAAATGATAGAGCTCTTGTTGATCATAGAAAAAAAGATTTAATTGCTTTATGCAGAGAACACCACCAGGAAGCACATCAGTTAGGTTGGCCTACTTTCAAGAAAAAATATCACGTCAAAGGCATTAAATTAAATGCTCAAACGCTAAATCAACTCGGAATTATGACATATAAACGAATGAAGGAGATTGATAATGATCAGACGAGAACGACGTAAAAGTCATTTTAGCCAAATACCAAATGTGACATTACGTGATGCAAGTTTATCGAATAGTGCATTTAGATTATTGATGTACATGTTATCAATGTCAGACGATTGGATTTTTAGGAACAGTAAGATTGCTAAAGATTTAGGGCATAATGCTCGGTGGGTTTCAAATAACATTTCTGAGCTTGAAAAAGCTGGTTATATTACCCGCAACACCGTTCGAAATAAACGCGGTCAAATTGTTGAATGGGAGCGTATTTTACACGAATTACCACATGTCGCAAAAGGGACATCTGGTAAACGTTGATACGACGGGGTTAGCCACATGTCTTAAAAACGACATGTAGTAAAAGGACACCCTAAGAATATCAATATTATAAGAATATCAATTATTAAGAATATCAAGGCGCTGGTGTTGGAGTAGCCGCTATCAAAGTATGGGAATAAAGTTAGCAATTAACACCAGCACCAACACACATAAAATGAGATATAAATTATGGATAAACAAGCAGATTCACAGGTAGAAAATGAGTGGAAGTTAGCAGACATTGAATACAATGGTTATTCAAACAATGACATTATTAAATTTTTATCTCAACTACAAAATCAAACTCATGACTATCTTGAAGCAAAAAAGATGTTAATTTCAGCTATTAGGCTAGTTAAGAAAAAAGGACTGACAACTAATAAAAAAATGACCGGTGGTTATGTTAAAGATTATGTTGATACATGGATTGCAAATGGATTAACTAGTGTTGATGAAATGGTCAAATTTGAAAATAACAGAAATGAAAGATCAACTGATAATCAACGAGAATCAAACGTTCTTATACCTACATCTGATCAAATTCAAAAGCAAAATGAGAAATTAGCTAAACAGCTAGGCTATAACACTGTTGAAGAAATGGGCAAGGCTTCATGGAACTTGTTAGTTGAGTTACGAAATACACGGCCTGAACGAATGGCTAATAAAGCTAAAACTGGATTAACAGCAACAGGCCACCAAGTTTTGAAGAGGTTTTAAATGACAAAACTAGTAATACCATTAACGGCGTTTATCTTGCCAATGAAAAAACAAGGTAAGCTGCGAATGGTCAAGATGACTTTAAACAATTGGATCATGATTCATGGTATGAAAGCTGGACGAATGATTGCGAATAAACGTAAGCATCAAATTCAAGCCAAAATCATGCCAGTAGTTGACCGAGCAATGGTTAACGGTGTAGCACCGATTGAAAAAAATACCAAATTTAAGTTTGATTGGTACTTTCCTGACAGACGAACAGACTTAGACAACTGGACCTTTACGCATAAGTTCATTTTTGATGCGTTTCAGGCGAGTTCGGTACGTGGTCAGGTATTTATGCCAAACGATAACTTAAACTTCGTAGTAGCGACATATGACGATTTCAGGGGCGTTGATAAAGCCAATCCACGAGTAGAAATAGATTGGAGTGATTAGTTTGGGGTCTAGTAGTGAATATACACAGAAAAAAGAGAATAACACTAAGATTGACAGACAAGAAATGATGCGTTTGATTCATGAATTGGAGAAAAAATATCATGTTGGTGATTATGTGAATGATCGTCAAATCAAATTCAATGATGAAACCATCCCCAATGAAGAGCCAATGATGATTGAACTTCATAAAGTTGTTAGTGTTCGTTAGACAAAACAGCCAAGGGTGAGACGACTGTGAGCCCGTATAAAAATGACACGAGAAATTAAATTCAGAGTTTGGAATGAGATGTATCATTGCTATTTCAGTAGTGATCATGCAGGTATTTATGCAATCGGTGAGGATGGTGGAATCATTGAAAGTACTGATTACGAGTATTTTGATGATGTACCAGATAACCAAGGCTGTGTTGCTGAACAGTGGACTGGGTTAAAAGATATGAACGATACGGAAATCTATGAAGGGGATATTGTTAAGGTATTGCGTACAGGAACAAGAAGAAGTATTGGATTTGATGAAATTACATTCTTAGAAGCTTGTTTCTGTTTCAAGTATAAAAATGTACGAGATAATATTCTACCTCTCTTATCACATTCTGATATTTATAATTTAAAAGTCATAGGTAACAGACATGAAAATATGGAACTAGTCGAAGAAACAAGGGGAGCTGAGTTATGAAAAATATTAAGCCTGTCAAATTAGCAATGCTTCTAATAGCCTTAGTAACAATTGTTGGCGTGATATGCGAAACGGTGATTGAGGTGATGAATTAGAAAAATGGAAAAATTTATTACGTTTATATTCTTCTTAATGCTGTTGGCAATAGCTATATTAGGATATTTTGGAACATTGTAGCAGATGTAAAACCGTTTTATGCAAGAAATTGTGTAAGCCGGTTTTGTTTGGGTTAACGGATGCCAATAAATGAAATAAGATAAAAGTTTACGTGGAGGTTGTTCTAATGGGGTTGTTAGGATTATTAGGTGATTTTGAGTTAGATGAAAAAGCAACAATTGAGAATGTCCGTCGTTTCTTTGAACACGATTGGCCAATTATTCAAAGCAGAGCACACATTAGTTTTGTAGACGTGAAGTCGCCAGTGATAAGTGGGATGCCAAGTGGTGGTATGACTGGAAATGCAAGTGATGATAAATATTCAATCCACGCCCAAGCATCTAAATGGTTAAATGATGTGATTCAAGCTTGTCAGGGGATGAAGCAGCCGCATAGATCGTTCCTAGAATTGCGTTATTTTAAAGGTTTGAAGTGGCTAGAAGTTGAAGAACGTACGGGTTACTCATCAAAGCGTGGACAAGAGATTATCAATGAAGCATTTTTAGGGTTTGCAGAAGCATTTGCAGATACATATGATTATCGAGAGTACAAATGATAAAAAAGTTCGCTATTAGTTCGCATAAAGCGCGCATTTACCGCGCATTTGTCAGCCACATAGCGCGCACTAATCGTTATATTATGGTATTGTCGAATAATTGATAAAGAAGACAGCAGTAGGCTGTGATTACCTGGAGGAATTGAATAGTGAAATTAATCAATGGTGAAACATTGACAGAAATGTCTAAGTTACCTGATGAATCAGTTGATATGATTTTGGCAGATTTACCTTATGGCACAACAGCTAATGAATGGGATGTGTTAATTCCGTTTGATCAGTTGTGGGAACAGTATAATCGGATTATCAAAGAACATGGTGCGATTGTGTTGTTTGGCCAAGGAATATTTGCCAATCATTTAATCTCGTCAAACGAGAAGATGTACCGCTACAAATGGACTTGGAAGAAAGCACGAGCCGTTGGCTTTTTAAATGCAAAACGAATGCCGTTACGAACTGTAGAAGAAATTCTCATTTTCTATAAGAAGCTGCCTACCTACAACCCCCAAATGCGACAGGGTAAACAGTATAAATCGGTCACTAAGCCACGTTTGGCACGTAATTACCGGGCAACTAAGAAAACAGTAGTAACGGAGAATAAAGGTGAGCGTTATCCAATCGATATATTGGAGTATAGTCAACCATCAGTGCATGGTAAAGGTGTACATCCAACTGAAAAGCCGGTTAATTTGTTGAGTTACTTGATTAAAACCTATACAAAGCCAGGTGATTTGGTACTAGACAACACAATGGGTAGTGGCTCAACTGGAGTTGCTGCTAAGTTAACGAATCGTAATTTTATTGGTATTGAGCTAAACAAAGAGTTCTATCAAATTGCAGTTCGGCGCATAAATGATTTAAACAATTAGATAATTTACTTTTAATTCTTGATATAATTTACTTTGAAAAGAGGTAGGTTATGAAAGAACATTTTAATAAATACAAATATGTTTATTTTATTGTTTTTATCGTTTTAATAATAGGGATACCATTGGCAATACAGTGCCATTGGGGAGTTTTTTACAAATTAGCATTGTGGGCAACACCAGGTAACCATGGAAATTGGATGAGCTTTTGGGGTAGTTATTTAGGAGTTATATCTTCGGGAATTATTGCTTTTTCAGTTGCTAAATTTGAAATAGATCATAGTGATGAAAAAGAGAGGCAACGAATTATCGGAGATAGATATATAAAAGACCTCCGTGAAATGCGTAATTTGTTATTAAAGTATAGATATAATGGGACTGTTCCACCCTTATACAGAGGATGGAACGTTCGTTTGAGTCAAGAAGAAATAATAGATCTTAAAAGAGTTTTCTTCAATGAAAAAGATATTAATGGTGAAATAACGTATCTAACTTCAGAGCCATGGGATATTAGGTTGATAGTAGATACCCTTCCAAGCAAGCAAAGAGAAAAATTCCATTCCAATATCAATGATTTATGTGAAAATTTGGAAAAATTTGGTCAATTAGATGAAGAAAAATTTTTAACAAATGATCAGTTAAAGCAATCCATGTATGAAAATAAGCTGAAATTAGATGATGAATACTCAAAAAGAGCAATTAATTTAGTTCAAAAAATCTCCAGTAATTACAATGACCTTAATAAGAAAATAATTGATGAGGTGGATGCTACATACTTAATATTATAAAAACTATTCTAGTAATTAGGGCTAGTCTACAAAAAATGTGGACTAGTCTTTTATTTTGCAGAAAATCAGGAGTAAATATGAAATGGAACCATGGTATCGAAATGTTGAGGCCTCCATTATTGGTAAATTGGATGCACAAGAACGAAAAGAATTAAAGAAACAAGCTCAGATTAAGCAACACAAGTCAGTTAAAAAGAAACGAGGTGGTGATATGTAATGGATCTAAAAGAACAGGCTAAGCAAGATTACTTAGCTGGTATGAAGATTAAAGATATTGCGCAAAAGATTGGTAAATCTGCCTCGACTATTCGTTCATGGAAATCACGTTACAAATGGGATGATGTTTCAGATAGAGTTTATAAAGCTGCAACAAAAAGTGTTGCAACAAAACGCAACAAAAATGCAACGCAACACAAAAACGTTGCAACGTCTCAAATGGCGGACCAAGTGATTGATGAGTTAGCTGATAGCGACTTAACGGATAAGCAAAAAGCCTTTGTTATCGAGTATGTGAGACTTTTCAACGCAACGCAGGCATATATAAATGTGTATGATGTGGACTATGAAACGGCAAAGGTTAATGCATCTAGAATGCTAACAAATGCTAACCTAAAATCTGCTATTGAAATGCTGAGAAAGGCACGTTTGCATGATTTAGGAGCTAATCGACAAGATATTTTAACTGACCTGATGAAACAGTCGTTTTCAGATATTGGGAGTTACTTAGATTTTGGTGAGCATGACGAATATGCACAAGATGCAATGGGTGAACCAATAGTTGATATCGATGGTAATCGTGTGATTAAACATATGTCGTGGGTGCAACTCAAAGACAAGTCAAAGGTCGATACGAGCCTAATTAAAAAGGTATCGATAGGTCGTGACGGTGTTGTCCTTGATTTATACGATAAACAAGCTGCACAGGCACGTTTATTAGCTGAGTTGAATAAACAGCAACCAGATGCATTAAGTGATGCACAAGTTAGACGTGCCAAAGCTGAAGCAATATTGGCTGAGGCAAAAGCAGCTCGTGTTGATGATGATCAATCGAGTGAAGAAGTGATGTTGGCTAAGATTATGGATGCACTACAAGCAGGTGAACAAAATGATGAAGCAGAAACTAACACTTAAAAAAGCATACACACGTAAACAACGTCAGGTATTGAACATTGCCATGTCAGACGACTTTAGAACGTTAATATTAGACGGTGCTGTTCGTACTGGTAAGACAGTGGTTAATAATGATGTGTTTTTGCATGACGTGTTACGAGTTAGTCGTATCGCTAAAAGTAATGGTGATTACAGCCCCCAATACATATTGGCTGGTTACTCAAGTAAAACGTTAGATAACAATGTCATTAATGAGCTGACTAAGAAATACGGTTGGGAGCCTAAATACGATAAACACGGTAGCTTTAAGTTATTCGGTGTGAAGATTGTCGTTGCTTTTACCAATTCTGAACGTGGTGTTGGTGCTGTTCGTGGTATGACTGCATATGGTGCTTATATTAATGAGGCGTCCCTTGCTAATCGTGCCGTCTTTGATGAAATATTGTCGCGTGTTTCAATGCCTAATTCACATATCTTGCTAGATACTAATCCGGATTCACCAACGCATTGGCTGAAAAAGGAGTATATCGATAATAAGAACCCTGAGGCAGGTATTAAACGAGTGCATTTTGTCCTTGATGATAATACATTCTTATCTCCCGATTACGTGAAGCATTTGAAAGCTGAAACGCCAACGGGGATGTATTATGATCGTAAAATTTTAGGCTTGTGGGTTAATGGTGAAGGTGCTGTTTATCGAGATTTTAACGATAAGAAACATTTTGTTAATGTTCAAGATGTGCCAAATATCACTAATTATTTCGCTGGCGTTGACTGGGGATATGAACACTCAGGCGTTATTCAAGTTTGGGGCGAAACTGATGATCATAAATATTACCTAGTTGAAGAGCATGCATCACAACATGAAGAGATTGATTATTGGACTGATATTGCGTTAGACGTTAAACGTCGTTATGGTGACATCCCCTTTTGGTGTGATTCTGCTCGACCTGAACATGTCGCTAGATTCATTAACGAAGATTTAGATGCACGTAACGCTGACAAAAAAATCATGAAGGGTGTTGAAGATGTCGCCAAGATGATTAAAGCCAATCGTTTATTTGTTGTGCGAGATGCAGCTAAAGAGTTTGAGAATGAAATTTTTGATTACGTTTGGGATGAGAAAAAGGGATTGCCCATTAAAGAGAATGACCACGCAATGGACACAATGAGGTATGCAATACATAACCATATCAGTGAAGATAATGAAGTTGAAATTTTTGGAGGAATTTTCTAATGGCGATAAATTTTAATAGTGATCGGTTGTCGTCTGACGAAAACCATGTCTTTTATTCTGAAAGCATTGGGGATGACTTACCAGCAGAAACTGATGTAAATGAGTTGATCAATGCGCACGCTAATCGATTGAATAATCGCTATAACCGCTTAATGAATTACTATTTAGGTAAACATAGTATTTTACGTAAGTTGGCCAAAGCAAAAGGAAAGCCAGATAATCGCTTAGTTATCAACTTTGCTAAGGAATTAGTCGATAATGAAGTCGGGTTCTTTGCTGGAACGCCAGTTAAGTTTGATTATGATAACAATGGTCACGACAACAATGAATTAGATCAACGAATTGCTGATTTTGTGGCGATTAATGATTTAACCGATACAATTGCCGAGTTGGCCAAGCAGGTTGATATCTTTGGCCGGTCATACACGTTGCTTTATCAAGATGAGGATAGCAATACCAGAGTGGCACCAATCGACCCACGCAATGCTTTTGCGGTTTATGGCACACAAATCGGTGCGCCCATTGAATATGCCGTGTATTACACGCAACGACAACGCAATGGCACAATCAGTGGCACGCTGTACACAAAACATTCAGTAGTAACGTTCCATGGTAGTGCATCAGCTGGTATTCAGTACGACGAAGTAACAGATAACCTATTCACTAACGTGCCGTTGGTTGAATTCTTTGCCTCGATTGAACGACAAGGACTATTTGAGCAAGTGATTAGCTTGATTGATGCCGTTGATATGGCAATGAGCAACAAAGGTAACGACATTGACTACTTTAGCAACACGATCATGAAAGTCATCAACGCTAAATTAAGAAAAGAAACGATTGATGAGATGATTGATAAACGAGTAATCAATGTTCCGTCCGTTGATTCTGATAGGCAAGTCGATATTGATTTTCTAAACAAACCTGATGCTGATTTAATTCAGGAACATTTCTTGGACCGTGCAATTGATGCCATTTACACCAAGTCAAACGTTGCTAATTTCAATGATGATGTGTTTGGTAATGCGTCCGGTACGGCGTTAGAGTTTAAGCTGCAGTCAATGAGCAATGCAGCAAATATGAAAGAGCGGAAGTTCAAGTTATCAATCAGGCAGCTATTTAAGTTAGCCTTTGCGATTGGTGCCACGTTGCCGCTTGATATGACTGGCGAGTTAGCTAAGAACGTCAAAGCGACATTTAAACGAACCGTTCCCCATAACGTCCAAGATGAAGCAACAACTGCTAAGACATTGCTTGATGTAGTTGACCGCAAGACAGCTATTTCAGCGATTTCAACAGTTGATGATCCTGATGCCGTTATCAAGGCACGAGATGAGGAGCAACGCAACAATGCTAACAATGCCTTAGCAACTCTCGGGGATGTTAGCGAGAATGATTTCAAAGGTGGTGACAAGTAATGCGAGCCATTGATGAAAAGCGCCACATGTTGGAAACCATGAAGCAAGATTACGACATTAATGTTGGCCTTGAACGGGCAGCAGACAAGCATATTAAACGAATTAGCGCTGAATTAAGCGCCTTTTTTATTGCTCATGAAAAAGATGATCATATCGACACGTCTATCTTGCGTAAATCGCCCACCATTCACGATTTAACGCAATTAAAGACGTTGGCTAAGGAATTATCCAAGATTAACGAAATCAACGTTAAAAAGCGCAAAATGATGTATTTAAGTATGGGTACAACAGACATGGAAATGTACCTGCAATCATTAATGGGTTTGATGATGCTGCCAATGGCTAATAATGCTTTTCAGATCATGGAAAAGACGTTGTTAAATGAGTTTCGTGACGAATATCAACGCCAATCAGACGATTTGGGTATTGATAAGCCATTAACTACCGCAAAAATGCAGGAATTGTCTCATCAAGCGTTTGACAACAAAAAGCCCGTGAATGCGTTCTGGCAGTCGTTTGACAAGATACTGGCTAACTTATCGATTGAGCTAATTAAAGCTGTTCAGCAAGGTGTCAGTGCGAAAAATTGGGCAAAGATTGTCGGAGGTAGGTAGTAATGAGTGAAGATAAATACGATAACTACACCGATGATGATTTTCTGGCTGATTTAAATGCTTATGCGGACCAACGAGATGCGGAACAGGCAGAAGATAATGCTGAATTAAAGCAACATCTAGGCGAAATGGTCGGTGGGTTTCTGGGTGTTTGGTGGTATTTGCAAGCATTTAGCGCTGCTTCATCTCGTAATATTCGAACTTATGCTGCAGTTGCTGATAAACAGGCTAAGTTAACGGCTTGGGAAACGGCTGATGACAAGATTAATCAGGAGCATCCCTATTATCAGAGCAAAGTCACGATCATGAATGAATTTGGTGCTTGTAGTAAGTGTTTGCCATATCTCGGCAGTGACTACACATTGGCAGAAGCTAAGAGTTTAGTACCGTTTCATTACAACTGTCGCTGTACTATTGTTAGAGATACAAGCGACTTTGATTCTGTGATTGCTGGAGTAACGACTGCAGTTGCTCAATCAGAGCAAAGTAAACAAGATGCTGCTGATGAAGCAAGAATTGCTGATATGATTGAAATTGGAAATTTGTCGCCATTAACAACTAAACAAGATTATGTTGATATGCGAAAAAGATTACAAAAAGAGATTGTTGGTTTACGGTTAAGCAATGGTGTAGAGGTAAAAAGTTTTTCAAATCACTTTATCGATCGTGCAATTGGTGGTGGCTGGCAAAATAAAAATAGTGAACCGTGGAAAGGTCGCCGTTCAGGTGTTAAAATAGAGGACATTAAGGTTGCGTTAGAAAAAGGTACTATTGTTCCTGACAGACGTGATAGAAATGTATTGGTCATTAAATTACCACCAGTTGAGGTAACTTTTAATACAGAAACTGGTAATTTAATTCAAGTTAATCCTGTTGGAAAGGAGTAGTTATGTTGAAATTAAAATTAAAAAAAGATGACTACGACTTTTTAGAAGGAGTTGGACATGATATTTTTGATTTTTCTAGTGGTATAGAAGAGTCAAAAGATGATGTTTTTGTTTTATTCAAGGATGTTGAGCAATGGAATGCCTTTGACGCAGATTATTCTGGTGCAATTGTCCATTATGGCATGACACCTAGTCCAGAATATGAAATTACTGATATTGGTAATAGAATGGAGTATATCCATGACAAATATTTTGGAATGTTAGTTAATAATTAAATAAATCTACTAAAACGCTTAGTTATCGCAACTAGGCGTTTTTATTATGCCCAAAACGTGCTTATGGCTTAAAACTGTGCAAGGAAATTACAGGCGACGGCCTTAAAACGGAGGTAAAAACATGGCTGAAGAGAATACTAGTGCACAGGGACAACAACAAGGTTCTGATGCAGACAACAATGGCGTAACTTTTACAGATGAGCAACAAGCCCATGTTGATTCATTGATTGCTGATCGTCTATCTCGTGCTGATAAGGCAAACGAATCAAAGCTACAAAAAGCACTTGATGATGCTCGTGCTAAGTGGGACGAAGAGCAAAAGGAAGCAGCTGATATTGCCAACATGTCTGATAAGCAACGTCAAAAACATGAGCAAGAGAAATCTAATGAAGCGCTGAATAAAGCACAAGCTGAGGCGGATAAATTACGTGCTGAACTAAACCATACCAATATGGTAAATGAGGCAAGTAAGATGTTGGCTGATAAGGGCTTTACGGCTGATGAAGAGACATTAAACTTTGTTGTTCGTGACACAGCAGAGGATACGACCCAGGCAGTGACAGCATTTGCAAAGCTTGTTGATGACAAAGTGGAAGCTAAGCGACAAGAAGCTTTGCATGGACAAACCCCCAACAATGCGAGTGCCAGTCAGGGACAAGGTAAGTCCTTTGGTGCACAAATGGCTGAAAAGTCTAACAGTCGTTCTCTCAGCGGTGTTGCTGATGATTTCTTTGGCACAAAAGCCAAGTAAAAGGAGGATATACGCATGAAGTATACGAAAACTACTGCTGATCAAATTAGTTGGTTAGCATCGACACATTTGCAATCGTTTACGGAATCAGCTGATGCTGAATATGTGAGTGGTGATGTGTTCAAGAAGGACAATGTGGCCATTGGATTAGTCTTAAATGACGTTAAGGGCTCAACTAATGACCCAATGCCCGCTGCAGTAATGGTTGAGGGTTGGGTACTAGAAGATCGTTTGCCTGCTACATTGTCTGCTGACGACAAAACAGCCTTGAAAGCTGTTGGAATTAAATTCCGTGGGGATGTTCCTGCAGCTGCTACAGCACCATCGGAAGGATAAGGTAATTTAAATTATGGCAAGTATTTTTGATTTATTTCCACACCAAGATATCTTGGACTATACCAAGGCGGTGGCAACACCTAATTTGCTAGGAGCGGAGCTATTTCCAGCACGTAAGGTGCAATCAAATGATATTAAGATTTTAACATCGGGAACTAAGACACCAGTCATTGCTCATGTTCATGCATTCGATACTGAGGCAGAGCTTGGTGATCGTACAGCGCAAGTATCAGAAACTGAACCATTCTTCCTAAAGAAGAAGTTTGCGCTTAAAGAAGATGATTTGGTTAAGTTACGCAAACCACGTACACCTGAAGAACAAGCTTATATTCAAGGCACTGTTTATGACGACATGGGCAACTTGATTAAGTCACTGGATGCCGCTACTGAATTAATGCGTATGCAAGCTTTGATGTCAGGTAAGATTACTGTTAAAGATGCTCAAGGTGGTTCATATAAGGTTGATTATGGTATCGGTTCCAATCAAAAAGGTTCTACTAACTTTGCTGATGAATCAGTGGACCCAATCGAAACAATTTTGGCATGGGCTGACAAGGTTGATATCACACCAACTCGTGCAATTATGTCTACTAAGGCATTAATGTCATTGCGTAAGAACCCACATGTTGTGGCTAATATCTTTGGTTCAAACAATGGTCGTACAGTGTTGCAATCTGACTTGGATGCATTTATGCAAGCGAATGGGTTGCCAGTATTACGTGCTTATCGTGGTAAGTATGCTGATACTGATGCAAAGGGTAAGCGTACAGTTTCAAATTATGTGGCTGATAATCAATTTGCCATGTTTGCTGACGGGACTGTTGGTGAAACTGTTTACGGTATTACTCCTGAAGAGTCTCGTGCCATTGCTGATGGTGCTGTTCAAGCTTCACAAGTAGGGAATATCTTTACTGAAATGTTTGACGAAACTAATGACCCAATTCGTACGATCATTAAGGCATCAACTATGGTTGTGCCAACGCTTGCGCAAGCTGATAATATTTTCCAAGCCACTGTTTTATAAGGAGGTGGGCTAAATGGATACAGTAACTGATCAAAATACAGTTGCAGAAATTAAGGCGTATCTAGATGCACACAATATCGCTTACTCTTCTAGCGCAACTAAAGCTGATTTGTTGGCATTAGTACCTGCACAAGAAGATGGCGCAGAACCAACTGATACAACTAGCGAAGCGCCAAGTGATGATACAGATTCTGGGGATGAACCAATTGAACCAGAGCAACCAGCAGAACCAATTAAGGTATCATCGTTTGACCTCGATAAAACGTCATTATCTGGCGAAGCTGGTAGTACTGAAGTCGTGACTTTGTCAAATATCCAACCAACCAATGCTACCGATAAGACGGTTGAGGCAATTTTGGATGACGGTTCAATTGTTAGCGTGCAGGACAACGGTGATAGCACATATACTGTTAGTTTCTTAGCTGCTGGATCAACAACCATTCATTGGAACTCTCGTGACGATGGCACCACTCTGGCAGTCCCAGTAACTGTCACTGAACCAGTGCCAACTGCACCTGAGTTGCAACCATGGGAGATTATGCTAATCAATCATGAGAGTGCACCTTATCCAGTACCTACAACTGATACCTACACGGTTCAAGCTGGTGAAACGTTAGCAGATATTGCAACAGCACATATGATGAGTTTGGCACGATTGAAAAAGTTAAATGGCTTAACTGTTAATGTATTGTCAGCTGGTCGTGTGATTCGTTTATCTTAGAAAGCGTGGTCATATGGTCGATGTTCAAAATGTGATTAAGCGTATTAAACGCAATACAAAGCTTGATGATGAAGAATTGCTTGCTGAAATTGCACAAGATGCCATTGATAATGCAACGGCTGATGGTTTTACTGGACCAAAGTTAGAAATAGCTGCAGGTTGGTTGGGTTCTCATTTTGCTTCACTGATTAGTGGGGCAAATAGCAATATTAAAAAGCAAACATTGGCTGTTATGTCTATCGAATATCAAAGCTCTGACGGTTCCTCAACTTATTTAGTTGAATATGAACGTATGCGGGACTTGTTAAATGGTGGATCTAATCAAGTGGAATTCATTTAGGATGTGAGCTTATGGATATTAGTTTTAGTACAGAGGTTGAATCGAATGTTGATGAGCTAGATGAGGCAATCGCCCGTTTAGAGCAACTTGACGGCAAGACAGCTGAGGCAGGACTATTTGGTGGCTTTGCTGCTAAAAAAGCAACATGGCAAGAATATGGGACGAGTAGGGGCATACCTGCACGTCCTTTTTTGCGCAACACACAATACGAGAATGAAAATCAGTGGGGTCAGAAAATTGGCCAAGATATTATTCAAGTATTTGAAGGTGGGTTATCAAGCAGTGCTGTCTTATCAAAACTTGGGGTACTCATGGTTCAGGATATTCGTAAAACAATTGATGCTGGTAATTTTGCACCGCTTAGTCCAGTCACAATTGCTAAAAAGGGCAGCAGTAAGCCGTTGGTTGATACTGGAGACATGTACGGTGCAATCACACATAGGGAGATTTAAATATGGCTTTTTATTTAGATATGAGTGCGCTAATCGACATGTTTGGCACCAAATTAACAGTATTGGCCAATAGTGATGATGGTGAATGGGTAGAAGGTATTTGGCATCAAACAGAAAGCAAGGAAATTGATTTGTATGAGCCATTCCTAACGTTCAACATCAACTCAACACTATTGTCCGGTCAATTGATGCCTGCTGAGACGGGTGAATTTGATACAGATAAGGCTTATTGGTTTTCTGAAAATGATTATGTCATCGGGACCAGGGTAAAACACAATGATGAGTTTTATCGGGTTACCGGCAAGCAAAATTATAGTGATTATTCAAACGTCCTGGAATATGAGTTAAAGAAAGAGAGTCCAAACAATGAGCAAACTTGATGAAATCAATAGTTTTGATTATTCAAAATTAAATAAAGTTTTTTCGTCAATTGCCATGGATCACTTAGGTTTAGTTTTAACTGAAGCCAATGGTGGAGGTAAGCAACCAGAAGGAACGTTTATCTCATTTGACATAATCAGTCCGTATATTCCCATTGATGAATTCTTTGATGTGACACAGGAAGAAGCGTTTGAAGCTGTTGTTAGTTTTACGTTGTTCGATATCAGTAAAACCAACGCTTTGTTTGCTGCACAAGCATGGCGTAAAACATTGACACAGTTTGATGTGGATATTCAGTTGCGACAACAAGGCATCATCATTGCGGAAATAATGCCTACTAATATCCGTTCTATTCCAGAACAAGTTTTTGACAAACACATGGTTGGCTTTGACGTTCGGCTACGCTTACAAGAAACATATACAGATGGCACCATTGATTCAATCAGTGATGTAGAAATTGAAAAGAGAGGTAACCTAAATGGTTAATGAAAACTTAGACGTTCAAGTTATTTTGGACGTTGTTAATCCTGCATCCCCAGTTAATTTGGGGAACTTGGCAGTTTACGTCGTCTCAGATGAGTCAAATTCTGAAGAAACCTTACCAGACGTACAACTACATGCAGCTGCTGATATTGCTAATTTAGGATTGGCAGTTAATACAGCAACTGAAGAAATTGTGAAGTCATTTTTTGCGCAACCTAATCATGGTGACACGATTTATCTATACGGTATTGAATCTTCTGTTGATCAATCAACTACCAAGGAAAAGGTTGAATCTACTCTAACGGATGGTTGGGAATTTGCAACGATGATTTCAGCAACATCATTAGACACAGTAGTGTTAACTAATGCTATCGAGCAATATGGACGTAAGTTAGCCGTATTGGGGATGGATGTTAATTTATCAACGGCAAAGGTAAGTGATATTGAATCAATTACTGATGCACCATTTTACGGCAATGAACGCACTGTTGTATTCCTTGGCAATCGTGAAGCAGGTGCTAATGAAAAGTTTAAGGGTGTTGGTGCATTAGTTGGTGCGCTAGGAAACCTACAACCTGGCTCAATTACTTGGAAGTTTAAGAAGTTAAAGGGCATTACCGCTACCCAAGTAAATGGTACTGTCGTTTCTAAAGCAACAGAACTTGGTGCAGTGATGTATGTTTACAAGGCTGGTATGCCTCAAACATCAGAAGGCTTAACAACAGGGCTTGAGTACATTGATAATTTGCATTCAGATGACTGGGTACGCGCTGAAATTGAATCGTCAATCCAAAATCTATTGCAAACAACTGATAAGTTACCGTATGGTGCACAAGGTATCGCCCAATTAGAAGCGGCTGTCACAACTGTCTTGCGTACAGCAACTGAAAACGGCGTCATCTTAATTGACCCTGAAACAAATTCGGGAAAGTTTACGGTAACTGCTGGTTCACGAGAGGAACAAGCAGCTACTGATATTGCTAGTCGTTCTTACAAGGGCTTGTCATTTGATTACACACGAGCTGGTGCAATTCATGATGTCACTGTTCATGGAACTATTTCAAACGTTTAATAAGTGAGGTGATAAATAATGGCAGATATTCCAGTTTATAATGCAAAAGACGTTGTTCTAACAATTAACAGTGTTGTTGTCCAAGGTTTCCAAGATGGTGATATGATTTCATATACGATTAAGGAAGATCGTGTGCAAACAGAAGTTGATGCGCAAGGTGTGCCATCAATTGCCGTTAATAACAATCGATTAGGTCAAATTACGATTAACTTATCGGGAAATTCAGCATCACATAAGTATCTTAATGGTTTGGCAAACTCTAACAAGGTAGTACCAATTGTCATTAAGACACCTAGTGAAAAAATATCAGGTAATCAAGCAATTATTGCTAAGCCTGCTGATGGACAATTTGGTAAGCAAACACCAAAGCGTACTTACACCATTGAAGTTTTGGATATGGATGTTCAAGTAACTGCATAATTTTTCAGGCGTTTAAGGTTCGATTCCTTAAGCGCTTTTAGTTTGCAATCGCAAACATTAACTTACACAGGGCTGGTGCCCATTTTTGGAGGAATTAAATCATGGCAGAAGAATTACAAGCACAACAAGCAGTTTCAGCACAAGCACAACAACCGGTACAAATTCCAGAGGTTGCTAAGCCAGTTTCAAAGTTTGGTCAACAAAAAAAGGTTGAAATCAAGCGTGCAGATGGTGGAATGGATGAGTATTTGTTGCAATATCCTGGCATTCGTAAGTCTATGGAAATTATTGATAATTCAACTATGCCAAATGGTCAAATGGCACGTTCAATTTTTGCGGATCAATTACTAGAACATGTTGTTGTTCAACCAGCTAACTTAACGCTTGATGACTTTGATGAGCGTGAGGGAATCAATCAATTGATTGATGAAGCTGATGAATTTCTTGGCGAATTCTGGCAGTAAAAAATATTTAAATGATCAATTATTAGAATCTGACTTAGATGAAGAATGGGCTTTTGTATGGCCTGTTTATCAGGGCGTTGCTACTGCTGAAGAAGTTGATCAAGCAACGCTTAAAAAATTACAGTTTTTAAACGGATTAGCAGATAGGAAGCAAGAATCATTAGCTAATGCAATTGCAAACGCAATGGCTAACGTTATGTTTCCTAAAGATTAAACACATATTGAAAGGGTGGTGGAATTAATGGGATATACCACAACAATTAAAGCACAAGCTGAAGTAAGTGGATTAGGAGAACTGAAGAAAGCTAGTTCTGCTATTAAAGAACTTAACGAAGCTGCCCGTTCACTGAGCTCTGTTCGTGCCTCAAATATGGCATCAGGCTTTAGTAAGGTCGTTACAGAAGCCAATAAAGTAGTTGATGCATATAAACGAGTATCAAGCGCAGCAAAAACAGCGACAGAAGTACAAAAAAGGGCTTCTGCCGCTGATACATACGGTAATCAAGTTAACAATATAAATAAAGTTACTGAAGCTTATAAGAGACAATCGAGCGCAGCCAAACAAGGTGATTCAGCTTCAACAAAGTCTTTACTAAATGCTGAAAAGTTGGCACAAGCACAATCAAAAACAGCAGAAATGGCCGCTAAAGCTACAACTGCACAATCACGACAAGCTGAAGGATTGGCCAAAGTAGCACAAGCGCAATCTAAGGCTGAACAATATGCTGTTCGTGCTGCCAGTGCCCAAGAAAAAGAAACAGCGGCAATTGCTAAATCAGTTGCTCAAGCTGACAAATTGGCATCAGCAAGACAAAAAGATTTAGCTTTAACTCAAAAATATGCTGCTCAAACTAATCAGATTAATAAACAAGCTGCTATGTACGGCGCTGGTGGCTCAAATGGTGCAATGATTGCTGGCCGAGCAGGTGCTAAGAAGCCTGGTCGCATTCGAGAAGCATTAGGCACTGGCTTATCAATGTTTGGTCCTTCAATGCTAATTGCTAGTGGCGTAATGGCAGCAGCAGGCGGTGTTAGCAAGTTAGCAACTGGAAGTTTCGACGTGTTAAAAGAACGTCAGAACGGTCAAGCAATGTGGGCAACATCAATTCAAGATGCACATAGTAGTATCTCTGGTAAGCGATTAACTCAACAGTCAGTAGCTGCCAATAACGCGATCATGAAAACCAGTTTAAAAGCGGGTAATAGTTTTGAAGAAGGTAATGCAATTGCCAAGCAAATCTATTCATCGGATGCTGGTGAATATTCTGGTAACACTAAAAAAACCAACTCAATGTTGAAAGGAATGTTCAACATCCAAGATGCGAACGCCTTAACGCAAGGTGAAATGCAACGATTCCGAACAGCTGTTGGTAATATTGGAGATACTGGTAAAGTGTCAGGTATGCAAATTAAGTCTTTGCGTTTGCTTGATGGTAAAATGGTTCGTGCTATTCGTAAGCAATACGAAAAGGAAACCGGACACAAACTGGGCAAAAACCAAACAGGTAGTGACTATGATTGGAAACAAGTTTCTGCGAAAACAGCATTTCGTGCGATTGATAAGTACGGTAATTCTGGTGGTATTGGTAAGGCTTCTGAACGCTACAATTCGACTTTACCCGGTATGTTACGTTCTGGTACTAACGCAGCGTTAGACGCTGGATCTGAAATTATGGATCGTTTTGGTAAAGCCGTTGGTAAAGGTGGTGGTTTCAGTAACTTAATTGGTAATTTATCAAAAGCGTTTACCAATTATGACGGTATTATAAAAATGGCAGATGGTGCAGCTGATGGACTAGCTTCGGTAGCTAATTCACTTGGTACCGGAATTAGTGCCATTGCAAGTGTTGCAAAAAGTGGATGGAGTACCATTAAACCATTAGCTAGTGGGTTCGCTCATGGTTTCATGAAAGAAATTAACAGCATAGGTGACGCATTATCAAGTGCAGGTCAATTCGTTAGTTCAGCTATCAACAAGTTCAAAGGCATGTTGCCAAAAGGTAGTGGTAAGATAATGGACAGCTTTGGTAATGGTGCTGGTAAAGTATCTGCCTTGTTGCTAGCTCTAAAAGGTGCTTCTAAATTGCCTGTGGTTGGGAACTTGTTCAAGGGTGTCGTTGGTCAAGCGGGTAAATTGTTAGGTAAAGTGCCTGTAATTGGTGGCCTTTTATCAAAAATTTTTGGTAATGGTGCTAAGAATACTGCCGCAGGTACTATGATGAACGCAGCTAATACAATGATGTCAGCGGCAAATAAAATGAATGGTAATGGTTATGGTACAGGAGTTGGTGGTGATTATGTCAATGGATCCGCAGTATCAGGAACTGGCAAGTTTACGCTTGGCCAGAAGTTGGCTAATTCAAAGTTTAGTTCAATTATTGATAAAACTTTCTTAAAGGGTGCATCACTTGCAGGTAAAGGTGGTCTTAAAGGCGGTCTTGGGAAATTACTAATGGGTGGTGCTTCAGGAATAGGTAAGTTATCACTTGGCGGAGCTGGGTTACTTTCAAAATTCGGTAAAACAGGACTTGGTAAATTTTTGGGTGGTTCAGGTAAATTACTTGGTGCTATTGGTAAACGTGGTGCTGGTGGTTTAAATGCCTTATTTGCCGGTTTTGATGTTTTCAGTGCTCTAAAGAATAACAAAGCAGGTACTACAGGACGATACAAAGGTGTTGGTTCAGGTATTGGTGGCGGTGTTGGTGGAACATTGGGTGCTGCATTAGGTTCTTTCTTGGGACCAGTTGGAACTATAGCTGGTGGTGCTTTAGGATCATGGGCAGGCGGTAAGGCTGGCTCTTGGGTTGGAAGTAAGTGGACAGGTATTAAAGAGGGCACTAGTCGCTTGTGGGACAAAACCAAGATGGGTGCTTCTAACCTGTATGGTAAAGCCAGCATTGCTTACTGGGATACGAAAGATAAAATCAGTGGTGGCTATAATAAAGGTAAAAACTGGGTAGGTGACAAATGGAGTGGATTAAAGGAGGGCACTGGTCGTTTATGGGATAAAACCAAGATGGGTGCCTCTGATTTATTTGGAAAAGCAAGTATTAAATTTTGGGATATAAAAGACAAGTTGTCAGGTTTTAAGTTACCTAAATTGAAATTTGAAATGCCTAAGCTAAGTAACCCACTAAAGAACTTTAAACTTCCTAAACTAAGTAATCCGTTCAAAGGTTTGAAACTACCAAATATTACTAAAGGACTAAAGGTTCCTAAGATTAGTAATCCATTTAAGGATTTTAAATTACCTAAGTTTAAAATGCCAAAACTATCCAATCCGTTTAAGGGTTTCAAAATGCCTAATATCACAAAAGGTTTGAAACTACCAAAGCTAAACATTAAGAATCCATTTAAGGGATGGAAGATGCCTAAGATTAAGATGCCTAAAATTAAAAATCCATTTAAGAACTTTAAATTACCAAAATTTATGAAGAGCAGCCCGTTTAAGAAGTTTAAAATGCCTAAAATTAAGTTTCCGAAAGCACCAAATTGGTTAAAGAAAATCACTGGCTGGTCTAAAGGTGCTAATAAAGCAAAGAAGGAAACTGATGGTGCTAACAAGTCGACCAAGGCATCTTCTAAGCATTTAAAAAATGCGGGTAAGAATGGTAAAAATTCTGGTAAATCAATTGGTAGTTCATTTAAAAAGGCATTTGATAAGGCTGGCAAATCAACAAGTAAGTTTAGTAAGTCAGTCGGTAAAGCATTTAAGGGTGTTGGAAAATCTGGTAAAAGCTCAATGAGCAAAATTGCTTCAAGCATTAAATCAGGTATGAACAAAGCCAAGCGCGCTGCCAAATCAGGTGCAAAGGGCATTACTAGTGCGTTGAAGTTTAAGAATATTGGAAAATCAGCTAAGTCAGCTTTTAATAAGCTAAGTTCATCTGTTAAAAGTGGTATGAATAAGGCTAAACGAGCCGCTAGAAGTGGGTCTAAGGGAATTACTAGATCAATTAAGTCAGGGTTACGTGGTGTAAGTCGTGCAGGTAAGAGTTCATTTAATAAACTTTCATCAAGTGTTAAGTCAGGCATGAATAAAGCTAAAAGAGCAGCACGTTCTGGTTCTAAGGGTATAGCACGTTCTGTGAAATCTGGTTTAAGAAGTGTTGGAAATGCTGGCAAGAGTAGCTTTAATAAATTGGCAAGTTCAGTAAGAAGTGGCATGAATAAAGCTAAGCGCTCAGCTCGTTCAGGAGCAAGAGGTATAGCTAATTCTGTAAAGTCAGGTCTACGAGGTGTTGGAAATGCAGGAAAAAGTAGTTTCAATAGATTAGCAAGTTCAGTAAGAAGTGGCATGAACCGAGCCAAGCGAGCAGCACGTTCTGGTGCAAATGGTATTGTTAGTTCAATTAGATCAGGAATGAATAAAGCTTCATCTGCTGGCCGTAGCTCTATGAGTAAGTTTAGTAGTTCTATTACGAGTGGAATGAGCAAAGCTAAGAGTGCAGCACGTTCTGGTGCTAATCAAATATCATCTGCAATTAAAAGTGGATTATCAAAGGCTTCTACTGCTGGTACTAGTGCTATGAACAAGTTAACTAACACGATTACTAGTGGTATGAATAAAGCAGCTAGTTCGGCAAAGTCTGGTGCTAATAAAATTAGTACAGCACTCAAATCAGGGTTTGACCGTGCCGTATCGGCAGCTCAGTCAGCAACTTCAAGAATTGCATCATCAATGAGCAAAATTGGTTCAAGTGCTAGCTCGGCAGCATCACAGGTTCGTTCATTAGCCTCAGCAATTAATTCATTGCACTCAAAAACTGTTACAATCACAGCTAATGTAAAAGGAAAGGGAGCAAGTAAATTAGCCAAAGGTACAACTGGTGCCAAAAGTGCATTTGCTTCATTAACACCGCATTATGCTAAAGGAACTAATAAGAGTGGTGCTCATCCAGGTGGATTAGCTTTGGTTAACGATTCTAAGACATCTAATTGGCGTGAAGCCTTTATGTTACCTGACGGACTAGTAGGTATCTTCCCTAAGAAACGTAACTTAACAGTGCCATTGCCAACTGGTACACAAGTATTAAATGGGGATGACACAAAGAAGATGTTCCCACATTATGCAAAGGGTACTGGTGGTGCAAAGCCTTTTAAACAAGGTGGCACGATTAACGTGACTGTCAATATTAATGGTAATGCCTCGGCAAATGATGCCAACATGATTGCTAATACTATTGGTGAAAAGTTACTGACAATTATGCCAGCACAAACGATTTAGGAGGTGTAGTTATGGCAAAATTAACTGATGCAAAAGGTAAAACCGTTGTATTGTCTGTTGAAACCGAAAATGAGCAATTAGAAAATACGGTTGCTACGCATCCTGTTGAAAATGGGTCGCCAATAACAGATCATGCGCAAATGGAAAGTAAAACTTTTGAATTTAGCGGTAAAATTATCGGTAAAAATCAATCAGAAGTTGATGATAAATATATGCAGTTATTAACCTGGTTCCACCAAAGTACGTTATTACAATTTCGAGGTGCGATTCGTCATAATAATATGTTAATTAGCCATTTGGAAAAGACCTATGATGAAGGTGGTTATAAGAATGCTGTTAAATTCAACATTTCCTTGATTGCGATTTACACCGTCAATGTTTATTGGAAAAAGGCTAAAAATTCAGGGAAAAAGCAAGCTAAGCCAAGTGGTGCTGTATATGTCACTGTTCGACCTGGTAACACTTATTGGGGGTGGTGGGTGAAATATGGCACACCAATTCAAACGCTTAGAAATTGGAATCATTGGCCAGATAGACGTATTCCGATTGGTGTTAGAGCGAGGGTTAAATAATGGAAGAACGTTCATATATTGATGTAGATATTGATAATCTACCTGAGGAATTTGAAATTGAGTTAGCTGGTGATAATGTTTATTTACGTTTTGACTTTAATGATGAAGGTCAGTTTTATACTGTTGATCTATTCAACAATGCGTATGAACCAATCATTACTGGTGAACGCTTAGTATATGGTCAGCGCTTATGGCGAGATTTTACCAAGCCAGAGATACCACAAGTTGATATTGTCCCCTTTGATATTTCACACAAAGAAAATACCGTCACGTCTGATAATTTTGGACGGACGGTATTCTTGTACCTGATGACTTTTGAAGATGATGAGGTGATGTAATGGCTGTGACAATGCAATATTTGTTTGAAGTGTATGTTGAAATATACACCAATGGCGGAACGTTGAAATATGTTCATAACAATAATTCAAGCCAATCAATGGATATTGAATTTAGTTTGCCATTTGATAATACAAGTGATCGAAGCGTTGGGGAAGTAACCATCTGGAACATGAGCAAAATTAGTTTTAATCGCATTGCTCAGGGAAATCGAATTGTTATTAAAGCTGGTTACCATGGTGATGTGGGTGTTATTTTTGACGGCGAAATATTCAGGCCAACCGTACCAAGTCGTGAAGGTGGTGATTTAAATTACACTTTGCGAGTGGTTGAAGGCAAAGAGTATCGCAAACTAAAGCATGTTTCGTTAACGTTCGGTGAAGGAACCACTGCTAAGACAATCATCAATAAAATCGTGCAAACAACAGGTATTAATTTGAACTTCGTCTCATTAGGACGTAATTACGTGTTCAAAGAGGGGTACACGGTAGACGGTTCACCTTTTGATGCACTTAGTGACGTAGCTGAACAAGCACGAGCAGCATTATTTTATCGACGTGGTCAATTAACTATGCGCTGGCTATATGACGATAAAGTGACGGGTAATTTTTACCTGGCTAATAATACTGGCCTTATCTCATCCCCAACAATGGAAAGACGTGATGATGATTGGGTGGAAGATGATGACAACGATGGGCTAGGTCGATACAGTTATTCAGCGGATTCAATCTTGAATTATCGCATCACAACTGGTGAACATATTCATTTAAAGAGTGAATTTGTAGATGTTTGGGCAGCAGTACTGAGTGGTGAACATACATTTGATGGTGAAAGTCCCACTACATCATTAGAGTTAGGGGTGAAGTAAATGGCAGATACTGGACAAAGGCCAAAAATGCGTGACAATGATGTCGCTTTTTTCTTAAAAGTTTTACCAGACACTATTAAAGCAACGCTAAACGTTGCGCAATTAGGTAAAGTAACTCGTTTATATGATGATAAAAAGAAGGCAGAAGTTCAACCATTGGCACTTACGTCTGAAGGTAAAAAACGTGCCCAATTAATTGGTGTTCATGTAGGTAAAACAAAGCGAGATTTTATAGAAATTGGGGATGTTGTAGTGGTGCTTTTCATGGACAGATCAATCGCTAATTTTGACGGTTCTAGTAACACATTTAAATTGTCTGCAAAGCGACTGCATGATTTGAATGATTCATTTATTGTGGAGGTTTATTAATGCGAGATATTTATTTAGACAAAAATGGTGGTCTAGATTTTAAAACGATTATTGATAGATCAGATGAAGTATTGCAATCGATACGAATAATTCTAGAGACAAAATTAGGCGAGTTTATTGGTGATCCAGAATTAGGGTTGGATCGAACTGATTTGTTAGAGAAAAATTTTAATGCGAGATATGCAACGCAGGCTATTCACGATGCATTAGAACAAGATAATCGTATTGGAGTACTAAGCGTTGAGGTAGTGCCTGATTTCTATAAACGTACAGCTTTGGCCAAACTAACCTTAACTGTTGATGGGGAAGCGAAAAAAACGGAGGTAGCGCTAAATGTTGGATGATAATGGTTTTACTCGGCCCACATATGAAGAGCTGATAAGCGATTTAACGGCAAAATGGTTAGAACTATTTGGTAGTGATTCTGATACAAGTTCACATTCAGTTGCTGGTGTCTTTATTAGATTGATTGCTTATTTTATGAATATACTCTATCAACTTGCAGAAAAAGTTTATAATGCCCAATTTCTAAGCACAGCAACAGGTGTTTCCTTGGATAAGTTAGCAGCTAACTACGGGATTTATCGTAATCCAGCAGCACAAGCCATAACTGAATTAACATTCACTGGAACTCCAGGCTATATTTTGCCGGCTAATACACTATTTAAAACGGCAGAAGGTATTCAATTTCAGACGGCTGATGATTTAATATTTTCAGTTGATGGTACAGGTACTACTATTGCCTATGCAGCTGACGTTGGTAAAACCTACAATGTACCAACTAATACGATTATTTATCAAGTTGAACCAACTTCGGATATTATTTCTGTTACCAATACTGAACCTGTCGAATCCGGTGCAGATTCTGAAACAGATTTAGAGTTGGCCAATCGAATTAGAATTGCGAATGATACACGACCATCAAGTCCAGCCAATGGCATTATTTCAGCTATTATGGCCGTCAATGGTGTCAAAACGGTGCAAGTGGTTCAGAATAATACTTTAACTAAAGATGAATTTGGTAATCCACCTAAGACGATTCATGTGTATGTCGATGGCGGAGATGAAGAAAAGATTGCTGATGCTCTGTTTAATTCTGTGTCAGCAGGTATTCAAACAGTTGGATCTAAACAGAAAGCAATGACGGATAACGCTGGCTTTAGCGATAACGTCATTGCTTTTGATTATGCACAACAAAGCGCGATTTACGTGTCAATTGATGCGCAAACTAATCTAGATTTTGAGACAGACGGTATTCAACAAATTAAAAATGCAGTTAATGATTATCTAACCAAAGTGCCAATGGGGGGCATTGTTAGATTTTCATATTTGTATAAATACGTTTATGACAAAGTTCCCGGAATTGATGTTATTGAAGTGAGAATTGGTTCAAGCAAGGATGACTTAGCAATGGCTGATGTTCAATTACAGCAATTTGCTATTCCAGTAACAACTGCAGATAGTTTGGTGGTGACAGAAAATGCATGATTTTAAAGAGTTGTTTTTATCAAAATTACCTGGTCCAATTAATAGATTTGCGGCAGATACAATTACTTTTGCGGAATGGCTAAATGCGACATTTCAAAAACTAATTGGTTTGTATCAAACAATTGAAGCATTTCGAGACATCAATAAAGCAAACGGTAAGGCGCTAGATAGAATTGGTGATCAATTTAATCAGCAACGTGGATCAGCAGATGATGATTTTTACCGTATCATGATTAGGTCTAAGCAAGCGACCAATATGGGTAATTCAACGATCAATGGCTTAATCAATATGATTGCACGTTCGTTAGACATTCAGCCAGATAAAATTCGAATTGAATCATTGCGACAATATGAAAACGGTACTCTGAATGACGGTGAGCCATTGGCAATTAGAATTAGCAATATTCCACTAGAATGGGCCCGCTCTGATTTTGAACAAAATTATATTTTGGAACGAATTAAAAATGGTGTTGCTGCTGGTGTCCGAGTAGATGAAGTGAGTTTTGTTGATAATTCTAATGCTGTGTTATCTGTTCGTGGCTTAACATCTGCTACTGTCACATACGAGGTCAAAGGAGAGGAGTAATAGATGGCAAATAAATTTACGAATTTTAAATTCACCACTGAAGGTAAAGATACCTTAACTGAAGTACTTGCTGCAAAAGGCAGTATTGATATCACACAGGTTTATACTTTTGCGACAAAGTTAACGGATACTTTGGTATTCACGCAACTTTCATCACTAGGTCCTAAGCAAATTAAGTCAGTTGGAACTGTATCAGCACAAAGCAACACGGTTGAAACTCGGTTGCAGATTGATAATGCGGATTTAACATCTGATTATAATCTACAAGGAATCGCTCTTGTAGGGACGTTTAACAAGACTAATTTCGTGTTAGGTTATATTAACACCAATGAAGCTACCAATGTGCCAGCATTCAGTGGAAATCAGGTTCAAACAATTGCCTTAGATGTTTCTTTTGCAATTTCTGATACATCTGTTATCACGATCAACACACAAACTGCTGGAATGTTGACGGTTGCTGATTACAATGCTTTGGTTGCTTATATTAAAGACCAAGTGGCACCATTATCAGTAGATAAAAAGGTTGTTCACTTAACTAACAATGAAATCATTGATGGTATTAAGACATTCAAGCAAAAAATTACTGGTTCGATATCGGGCAATGCCAATACAGTTGATTACATTAATATTCACCAAATTACTGCAAATATTGATTTAAATACTCTGACTACAAATGGTAACTATTTATCGACTTTAGAGACGAAGACTACCAGCAATAAGCCAGGTGGAACATCAGAACAGTACACGCTTATTTCCACCGGTAATATTCAAGTATTTAACGATATAAAGACGGATAAAACATATATACGTAATTACATTAAATCTGATACATTTACATCTTGGAAGGTTGTTATTGAAGACATTGATCAAACATTAAATGCACAATTTAATTTCACTAAAGTGCCAACTGTTAATAGTAAGCCAGTGGCAATTCAGGCTGATTTACAAACTGAAACCACTAATCGTACTAATGCAGACAAGACTATTAACAATTCTCTAACAACAGAAGTTTCTGACCGTAAAAGTGGGGACGCTATAAATGCAAATGCTATTCAAGCTGAAGCTACCGCACGTTCGCAAGCGGATAGTTCAGCCACTGCTGCCCTTAATACTGAAAAAACAACACGTTCAGCTGCAGATACAAGTCTTTCAAATAATTTAGCCTCAGAGGCAAGTGCTAGATCAGCTGCAGATGTAGGGCTAACCAATCAATTTAATACCGTGAATAGTGGATTGAACAGTGAAAGTGTGGCTCGTTCATCTGCAGATGCAACTCTAACAAAAGCAGTTAGTGATACCCAAAAACAAGTGCAAACTGAAACTACTAATCGTACTAATGCAGATAACAAAATTGATAGTGCTGCAGTTCATAAGACTGGTAATGAGTCTATATCAGGCGTTAAAACATTTTCAGATACCGCAAAATTTAGTAAACAAATTGAAGGAGCTTTTTCGAATAGAACTGCTCCATTTAGTGAGTTAAGTGATTTAATTACTAAAATGGCAACATATGCAGGTCAGTGGAGAATTTATACTGGTCAAGTGAGTGGGCTGCCAATTGGTGATAACCAGTGGGGAGTTATGGAGGTGATTCCATATAATAATTCTGAAGATGGTGGCCTTTTATTGCTTTATGGATTAAAAACTATGGATGCTTATATAGGCTACACATCAGGCAGTACTGTTCAATGGGAAAAGATTGCTAATGATGCGGAATTAGTCCATTTATCTGGAAATGAGACATTGGCTGGTACCAAAACTTTCAGTTCCGCTATTAACGGTAATTTATCCGGAAACGCAAGCACGGCTGATAAATTACGTACTGCTAGGACAATTGGTGGTGTTAGTTTCGATGGTGGCAGTAACATCAATCTACCAGGAGTTAATACTGCTGGAAATCAAAACACCACAGGAAACGCAGCATCAGCAACTAAATTGCAAGTGGCTCGCAAGGTAAATGGAACTGCATTTGATGGAACAAAAGATATCAGTGTTAATGCAGCAAATGATAGTAACCTTGTTCACCAATCTGGCAATGAATCAATTTCTGGTTATAAGACATTCAACAATACTTTGACTGTTAATGGTATTTCAAAAGCTAATTATTTTTATAAAGAGGTAACTTCTACAGATGAGACTGCAATACTTGAATTTGAAGATTCAAGCGGCGATTCAACGATTGTCAGAAGAATGGGTTCATATTATGCACAAGATAGTTATGGTGCAGGTATCGCATTAAGTTCAGGTGGATTAACAGTTATAGGTGGTGGTGAATCTCCATTTAATGTTATTAATAAAATTAAAGATGGAACCATAGATTCAACTGCTATTCCATCCGTGAACCCTGGTTCTGAAGACATGATTGTGGCATCTGACCAATCTATTTATTTCTTACCTAACTTTCAAAATAATAATAGTTATAATGCAATGTGGCGAATGACCCAAGGTGGATACTTACAAAACTATAATGGGAAAAGTTGGGTAAATGTATTACCTAGTAATAGTGGCCTTGTTGCGCAAGATTCAGCTGTAGTTCATAACTCGGGTAATGAGAATATAACAGGCACTAAAACATTTAGTTCAACTATTAGTGGTAGCGTGTCGGGAAATGCAGGTTCCGCAGATAAACTGAAGACTGCACGTAAAATTAATGGTGTTAATTTTAACGGAACGGGAGATATAAACGTCAAAGCCTCAAATGATTCAGATATCGTCCACAAATCTAGTAACGAGACTATTGGCGGTAACAATACATTTTCTGGAAGCACAACATTTAAAAATAATGTCGTCTTGCAAGGCAATGTATCAAGTCGTAGTAATGCTACATCTGCTAGTATTAAATATCAATCCGTCATTGTTGAATTCTATGAAACAGCTGTTGGCGTACAGGTATCGATACATGGTGCGTTTGACAATTTAACTGCAAAAAGTCGAGCTACATACCTTAAAATTGGTAACATTCCTAGCAATATTACTAATCCAGGTATTATAACTTATGCTTCATCTGCATCATCTTCTGGTGTAGATAAAGTGACAAACAACACTGGAGTACATGTTGATTTCGTGTTCGATACAAATGGTGAAGTTGGCATTTACGCCGGTCATACATTAACTAATAAGACTGATGCATTTAACAATTTATGGACCGAGCCAAGAGCTTCGACGTATTGGATCAAGTAACATGAAAGGAACATTTAATTTGATGATTAAACATATTATAAAAAATAGATTCTGGATAATAACCGGTGCTGAGCTGATAACCGTTGCGTTTATGTTTAGTATCGGTTTTTCTGTATTGGATGTCCATATTCCAGCATCATTTCAATTGGTGGCGCAACCTAGCTTTCGTTTAATAGTTATAGCAATTGGTGTAGCAATGATAGTGCAATCGGTTTGGGACATTACTTGGTACTACATCCGTGAAGTGACACGATTAGCTGCAGCAGGCGTCGTGGGCATGATGATGAGTGCATTTTTGTTGAGTGATCTGAACATACTTCACATTACATTGGTTCCGCTTGGTTTGATGTTTCTATTAGTCAGAATACTGATTGATTTGTTGACTGACAATACATTGTTTAAAGTACGGAGGTAGGTTAATGAGTCAAGCTACTTGGACAGCTTTATTGGGCTTTCTTTCCGCCTCAGTGGCTGGAGTGTTGGCCATTTGGAAAATGAATGTCGCTAAAACTGTCTCAGCTGATAAAGATTTTATTACGATGTATAACGAGTTGATGAAATCAAACAATAAGCTGATTGAACAAAATGCTGAACTAACAGCAGAGTTGCAAAAAGCACATGCATCTATTGAAAAATTGACGCAACGCATTAAAGAATTGGAGGATAAGTTAGAAAATGAACATTAATCATATTAGTGAATGGGTGTTAGCTCTTTGGAGCACGGGAGTATTAACGGCAGTTGCACACGCAGCAAGCCGTTTTTTTGTTGCCCATACGAAAAATAAAAATTTGTTACTATTGAACGAGTGGGCAATGCAGGCGGTGCAATATGCAGAAACACATTTACAAGGATCAGCAGAAAAGAAACAATCTGCTTTGAATTTCTTAACTAACAAACTGAATGCTAATAAGCTGGGATTAAAATTTGATAGTAAGCAATTGGATGCAGTAATTGAATTGGCAGTTTCAACATTACATGGAGGTAAGACTAATGACTAAATTTGAATTTAATGATGTGGCAAATTATCAACCCGATACATTGGCTTACTTCCAAGGATTGAAAGCTAAGGGCTCTGGTGCAGCAATTGTCAAAATTACACAGGGGACAGGCTACATTAACCCTAAAGCAACTAATCAAGTGAATCACGCTGATCAAGCAGGACTAAAAACTGCCGGTTATCATTACGCAATGTTTGGTTGCAATGTTGCAAATGCTCATGCTGAAGCTAAGTATTTCCTTACACAAGCAAAGGCACGACTAGCTCAGGGCTCAATCTTGGCGCTGGACTATGAAGATGCTGCCACAACCGGTACCAATAAGAACGCCAATGCCAATGCAATTATTGCTTTTATGCAAGACGTTAAGAATGCTGGCTTTATTCCATGGTTCTACACTGGTAAGTACTTCATTAATGAACATGTTAACCATGCTGCCGTTAATAAAGCATTTCCTAATGTAACTTGGATAGCTGGTTATCCTGGAACGTCATATCCAGATTTTAACTACTTCCCATCAGTAGACGGGGTGATTGCTTGGCAATACACTAACAATTGGAAGTCATTAGGACTGGACGGTTCAACATTGCTTCTTGATTGGTCAGAAAAAACTGTTCAGGCGCAAGCGACTACAAAACCAGGTGCTAAGCCAACTGTGAACCAGCCCGATCAGGTCTTACATGTTGGTGAGCATTTCAAGGGTCGTCCTGCATATCGAGTAGATGCCATGAAATATGTCAATGGTATGTGGCAGGTTGTTAACTATGAACTTGCTGGCGGTAAGGATATCAATTGGATCACTAATGGACTAGGCGTTGCATCAGTCGATAAGGTCGACAAGAATGGTAAGAAAACTGCTAGTCAAAAATTGGCAGTTGGCGATTACTTCCGACTACATTCTGATCGGATTGAAGTACTTGGTGTTGATAAGAACGGAATTGCATTTGGAACACGTTATGGCAACGTGTGGGAGGATGCAGGAACACTAACTGAAGTTAAATAAAATCAAGCCCACTAGGTTATTCTGAAAGAATGACTTAGTGGGCTTTTTTTTATAAGAAGATATTAAATATCAGTATTTTTAGAAGAAATCAGATAAGCATTTTAAATAATTATAAGAACGGTTTGTTACAAAGTTGATATTGATGATTATGTCGTGTACGATATAATTATCAGAAAGGAGATCATATATGTCTAATAAAGATACACTGTATGATGAATTGTGTTTGTCTGTATATACTACAAATCGTTATTTTCATCATTTATATGGAGAGGTTCTAGGAGATTATGACTTGTCTTACTTGCAGTATATGTCATTGCTTATCGTTTATAAAAATAAATCTGCTAAGTTAATGGATGTCGGTAAAGCATTAGATCTATCAAGTAATACACTTACACCAGTAATTGATAGATTGGTTAGTAAAAAATGGCTTATCAAGGTACCTAGTGAAGTGGATCGACGTGTAAAATATTTGAAAATATCAGAATCAAAGCGTTTAGTTTTTGAACAAATATTATTGAATATTGCAATTATACGAGATGAATTGATTGCAACTAGTACCAAACCAGTATCTACAATTATTTCTGAAAATAAAGTTTTAAACGAGACATTACAGAAAATGATTTTAGCTCGTAAACGGGAGGATCAATTAAATGGATAACTATGATGTAATATTTATTGGGAGTGGTCATGCAGCATGGCACGGAGCACAAACCTTATCAAGAGCTGGTAAAAGAGTTGCCTTGGTAGAAGAAAATAAAGTTGCTGGTACTTGTACCAACTTTGGATGTAACGCTAAAATCTTGCTAGATGGTCCAGCAGAATTAATCCATCATTTGCATCACTATCATGGAATAGGAATTGATGAAACACCAAATATTATTTGGCCAGAATTAATGGCATACAAACATAAGGTAATTGATCCGTTGTCCGAAGGCCTTGCACATATGCTTTCAGTAGATGGTATTGATATTATTTCAGGACATGCCAAATTTACGGATGTAAAAACATTGATGGTAAATGATATAACATACCAAGCAGATAAATTTGTTATTGCTACAGGACAAAAACCTGCAAAATTACCTATTCCTGGTAATGAATTATTACATGATAGTACTGATTTTTTGGAATTATCAGAAATGCCACATTCAATTGTGTTTATCGGTGCAGGGTATATTGCAATGGAATTTGCATCAATTGCTCGTGCTGCCGGTAGTGAGGTGACTATAGTTGAATATAGTGATCATGCACTTTCTGGTTTTGATAGTGAATATTCGCAAGAAGTTGTGAGAGATATGATTAATAGGGGTATTAAATTTGACTTTAATCAGCGTGTTTCTCAAGTAATTTCGACAGAAAATAATCAGTATATTCTTGAAACAGCTCAAGGAAAAAAGTACACGACTGAATACGTGATGGATACAACTGGACGTATACCTAATATTGAAAATCTTGGATTAGATGCTGCTAACGTTGAATATAACAATCATGGTGTCGCTGTTAACGACTATCTACAAACGTCTAATGTAAATATTTATGCTAGTGGCGACGTTATAGATAAATTAATACCGCGCCTTACACCAACTGCAACGTTTGAATCAAACTACATTGCTAGAATTTTATTAGGTGATTCTAATCCTATAAAATATCCTGTTGTGCCATCGGTTGCGTTTACCCTGCCGCGATTAGCTCAAGTTGGTGTCACAGTTGGTATGGCAAAAAATGACCAACAATTAAAGATATACGAAATACCATATGGTAAACTTATGCGTTTTCAGACTTTGAATGATGAAAATGCCAAGATAAAAATTATTCTCAATAAAGACAAAAGATTAGTAGGTGCTTCGATAATTGGCGATTTCGCGCCAGAGATCATTAATGATCTTGTTCAGGTAATAAATCATCAATACACTTCTGAAGATATTCAAAATCAAATTTTTGCCTTTCCGACACATTCTGGTATCTTGTTGCCTATGATTGCCCAGTATTTAGCTTAGGAGAATAATAATGAAAGCAGCTATTATTAAAGAATATGGTGATGTAACTCAACTTGAGGTTACTGATATAGATAAGCCTATCCTAAAAGAGGATGAGGTGTTAGTAAAAAATTTTGCTAGTAGTATAAATCCGATTGATTATAAAGCTCGTCAAGGTTTACTTCAATCAATGTTTAAATGGCAATTTCCAGTAGTATTAGGTTGGGACTTAGCTGGAAAAATTGTTGCTTTGGGAGATAAAGTACAAGGCTTTAAAATTGGAGATGAGGTATTTGCTCGGCCAGATATAGATCCTATTGGTACGAACGGATCTTATGCAGAATATACGGCTGTAAAAGAGGATAAACTAGCGTTGAAGCCTGAAAATATTAGTTTCGAAGAAGCAGCTGCAGTTCCTCTGGCAGGCTTAACAGCTTTACAAATGTTAAGACAACTCAATTTAGAAGCTGGTCAAAAAATACTTATCCAGGGTGGTGCAGGTGGCGTAGGTATCTTTGCAATCCAATTAGCAAAAATATTTGGCGCTTTTGTTGCTACTACTGCTAGTGAAAATAACACTGAATTTGTGAAGTCGTTAGGTGCGGATTTAGTA